GTACGCCGGCGTCCGCTTCCCCGGCGACGCGTCGCGAATGTACTGGACGTCGTGACTCTCGGTCTCGCTCGCGATATTCTCGGTGACGATGACCGTGTTCGTCTCGTCGGTCCACCACGCGGCGTCGCCCCATCGAGCGACCTTCTTCAACACCTTGTCGCACCGTAGGCCGTCGAACTCGGGCGAGACGCGAATCGACGGGAGGTCGAGCGTCCCGTCGACGCCCGCTTCGTTGAGGGCGTCCTGCGCGATCGTCTCGATCGACGCGCGGTCGTACGACCCGGTCAGGTTGTTTCGCTTCAGGTCGGCGACAGCGTCGTACGCCTCGACGCGGACGCGCTCGCTGATACCTTCCTTCGAGTTCCGAATCGTCCCGGTAAACAGAGTCGTCCCGCGAATCGAGACCTCGACCGGGACGGACTCGGGAACCTCGACGTCGGACAAGATCGTGACGCCCATCTTCGCGGCGGTGTTGTACCGATCGGTGACGTACTTGAGTCCGGTTTCGAGTTTGGACCCGGTCGACCGCCCGCCGCTTCCGTCGTAGACGATTCGGTAGTCGCGTCCGTTGATCGAGACGCGCCCGTACAGTTCATCGGTCGCGATCGGCATCGCTTAGACCACCTCGGTCAGCGCGACCGTGGCCGTGTACCGCCGCCCGTTCTCGTCTTCGACGCCCTGCGGGTTCGTCGAGACGTCGTCGATGTAGACGTCGCCCGAGTGCCGCGAGTGCCGGAGTTCGACGACCTCGCCGACCATATCGTCGAGCGTGTCGGCGGTGTCCTTGTAGCAGTCGCCGCGAAGCGTCCAGTCGCGCGCCTTCCGGCCCATCGGCTGGATGACGGTCGCGGCGTCGTCGTTCTCGTCGAGCGGTAGCACCTCGTGCTTGACCGATTTTCCCTGCCCCGACGAGTCGAGTTGCGGATGCTCGAAAGCGAACTCGACGTCGCCGAGGCGGGCGCTAGCTCGGTCGGGATTGTAGGTCGACATGGTCGGTTAGAACTGTTGGGCGTCTTCCCGCGCTCGCGACTCGCGGTTCGCCTTCCGTACGGCTTCCTTGACGGTCGACTCGACCTGCGACTGGGACGCGCCGCCGAAGTCCGCGCCCGAGAAGTCGTACGTGTCTCCGGCTTCTTCCTTCGTCTTCTCGCTCTGGTTCTTCTCGGCTTGCTCGCCGCCTTCGTCCCCGCCTCCGGCTTTGATAGCGTCGAGTTCGATCGTCTCCTGGATATCGCCGAAGTCGATGTTCACGCCCGGTATCGCGTTCACGACGTTCATCGCCCAGTCGATTAGGCTTTGAATCGCGGATATCGCGGTGTCGACCCACCCCATTACGGCTGAGACGACGTCGTTCACAAGACCGGAGAACCAGCGGAACAGATCGCCCGCCCATCCAATTATCCGACCGAGGTTGTCGATCGTCCAGATCAGGATACCGAGCGGGCCGAGTACGAGCGCGATCGGGCCGAGGATATCGCCGATCGCCTTGATGACCGCGTACGTCACCTCGATCGCGAACTCGATTATCTCGACGATGCCGTTCCACGCGCCGGTAACGACGCTGATGATGTCGTTCCAGAGACCGAAGTACGTAATCACCCCCGCGATCGCGCCGACGACAGCACCGATCGCGAGCGCCGTCGCGCTGATCGGCGCGGTCAGGACAGCGAGCGCGGCGATCAGTCCTTCGGTCGCGAGCGTCGCTAGAACTGCCGACCCGGTGTAGGCGGTGTACGCCGCTCCCGCGACGACCGCCGCGCCCGCCGCCGCGAGCATCGGCTTCGGTATCGTCGCGAGTACGCCAGCGACCCACCCGAGGGTATCGAGTAGGAACGACAGCGGCGGGAGAACGGCTTCGAGAACGGACGTCCCGAACGCGCCGATCGACGCGGTCGCGCCGATCAGACTCCCGGTGACGTTCCCGAGTTCCGTCTGGAGCGCGACCGCCTGCGTACGGAACCACGATATCAGCGCGGGGATATCGCGTATCGCACCGGCGAAGCCTTCGAGCGTCGGTCGAAGCGCGACGACGGTCGCGTTGAGCTCGTCGAAGATCGCCGGCGCGGTCGAGAGAAGCGACGACCCGAACGTCTCGCCGAGTTCCATCAGTATCGGTTGCATCTCGGCGAAGCCGTCGGCGGCGATATGCGCCATCTCGACGACGCCTTCGAGTCCGCTCATCGCGAACTCGGTCGAGGCGGCGGTCTTCAGCGGGGCGATCGCCTCGCTGATCGCGTCGCCGACGTCGGCGAAGATCGCTTCCATCGCCTCGCTCGAATCCTCGAACTCGCTCGACGCCGCCGCCATGTTCTCCGCTTTCCGTTGGAGTCCCGCGCCGGCGATCGCGGCGATACCGCCCGCCGCCGCACCGCCGGCGGTCGCGACGCCGCCGAGTGCGCCGCCGAGTGAGACGAGCGGCGGGACGACGCCGGCGGCGATCGGCGCGAGCGTCCGCAGGCCGCCGCGAAGCGGCCCGAGGGTTCCGGCGAGTCCCATCCCCGAGTTGCGGACGTCGTCGAGTTGCGAGTCGAGCGCCTGCATCTTCGCGGCGGACTCTAGGGACTCGTCGCCGAGTTCGTCGACCGCGCCCTTCGCGGTGTTCGTCGCGAACGCCATCTGAAGCGCGTCGTCATCGACGGCGTCCAACGCCTCGCCGAACGCGCCGAACTCGACGCCGGCGCTCGCGGCTTCGTCGCCAGCGCTATCGGCGGCGGAAGCGATACCTCTGAGACTTGATGTGATTGTCTCGCTCGCTAGAAGCGAGACGTTGAGTGCCTCGAACATACGTTACGTATCCGGGTTTCGCCGGCGCGTTCGCTCGGCGCGGGCGTGGTTCAGGAACATCTTCTGCGGAACAGTCAGGTCGCCAGCGCCGTCGACGCCCTTCAAGCCGAACGTCTCGACGTCTTCGAGAAGCGTCTGGCCTTCGTCACTCCGTGCGAAAGCCCTCGACCCCCTCAGTCTCGCTACTGATCGCGAGAATCAGGAAGCTCGTCGCGAAGAACTGCTTGTCGGGCCACAGTTCGAGCAGGTCGCGGGTCTCGTGGTCGGTGATCGAGTCGTGGTTCAGCGCCTCGACGATCAGGTCTTCCATCTCCTCGACGGCTTCCTTCGTCATCGCCGTGTCCGACGGCGCGTCGTCGGGTTCCGCCGACGAGATATCGTCGAGCGACGAGATTTCAGACGTGTCGATCTGCGACCGCTTGTCGTCCGCCTTCGACTGCATATACTCGACGAGTTCGTCCGGGAGCGCCTCGATGAACTCGTGTCGCCGCGTCCGGGACACGCGGTGCAGCTCGTACTCGATCGTCCCGTGTTGCGTTTCGATGATGTACGGTTTGCCGCCCGATTCTTCTTCGAGTACCTTGTTGAGAACTTCGACGTCGTCGGTCATGTTTGGAGTCTTCGTGAAGTAGTGTCCGCGAGTAGTTCGTCGATTAGAACGGGACGGCGCGCTCGCCGGTCCAGCTAATCGAGACGCTAGACTTCCCGTCGGGGTGCGACTTCTCGATCGACTCGATGATGACGCCCATCATCCGGTAGCCGCCGCCGACGTCGGTTTCTCGGAAGATGAGGCGGTGCTTGTCGCCGCCCGCCTCGATTAGCTTCCGTTCGAGTTCCTTCTTCGTCCCGTCGTATTCGAGGTCGCCTTCGGGATACCGCGAGGTGACGCCCCGGTCCGGGTGCTTCGAGTCGTCGAAGTTCGATTCTGCCGTCTCTTGGGTCCACGTCCAGCCCTTGTCGGTGACAGGGACGACCTCGCCGTCGATGACGAGGTCGACGTCGTCGCCGGTCTGGTTTCTGTTTTCACTCATGGATCTCTAGTTACGCGATCGTGATCGTCGCCTCGAACGTCTCGACCGACTGAATCGGCGTGACGCCCATATCGAGGGCGACGGTCCCCTGTTCGGAGTCCGCTTCGCGGACGTACAAGTTCGTCTCGTCGCCGCTGTTGTCGAGAAGTAGGCCGTCGTCCGCGAGGGCTTCGAGTTGCGCCTGCGCTTCCTCGGCGGCGATCTCTCCGGTTCCTTCGTTGTCGAGTTGGCCCCGGATAGCGCGCCCGATCTCACGGACGATCAGCGCGCAGCGGTCGATGACGCGAAGCGTCTGGAAGTCGACCTCCCACAGCTCCTGTTCGTCGGTCGACAGCGACCCGTCGAGCGTGATCGACCCCTCGGCGCGAAGCGGGATGACGTTCGCGTTCCGAAGGTTCCCTCGGTCGGCGTGCGTCAGCCGCCCTTCGTCGTTCTTCCCGGTTTCGAGGTCGACGCCGCTGAGCGAGTCGTTGTAGATCGGGTTCTGGAGCGAGTTCCCGGCGGCGACCCCGCCGACAGCGCCGAGAACCGTGTCGGTCGTCCCGTCCTGACGCGCCGGCGCGACGGCGAAGCCGCCGAGGGCGTCGAGCGCGTCTTCGTAGTTCATCGTGTCGTAGATCGGCGTCACCGGCGTCTCGCCGCTGTTGTCGTTCGGCATCGCGCCGGCGAACGCCTTCACCATCTTGAAGTCCGGGTCGCGAAGCGCCGTCGCCTTCCCGTAGAGGGTCGACGCGACGTCTTCGGCGGCCGAAAGCGCGATGTAGACGCCGGACTCGCCTTCGTTCAGCACCATGTCGGCGCTGTCGAACGCGCTCAACCAGTCGGCGTACTTGAAGTCGACCTCGTAGTCGTCGGCGTCGCCCGCCTCGACCTCGCCGGTCAGCGGGTTGATGTAGACTTTGTTCTCGGTCGCCGGCGCGTCCGGCGGCGAGTCGTACCGGAAGGCGACGTCGTCCGCCGCGTTCCCGTCCGTCGTGTTCTGGACCGACACTTCGTCGAGGTCTTCGACGATCGGGACGTTCCCGAGCGTGCCGCTCCCGCCGGCGATCTGCTCGCCGTTGACCGACTGGTACGCCGTCGAGACGCCGTACAGGTAGCCGGTGTTCGCGCCGTTCTCGATTGCGAGCTTCAGCGCGCGGGTGAGCTCCGAATCGCCGCCGAACTTCGCTTCGGCGTCGCTCGTCGACGTCACCTGCGTCGGGTCGTTCGTCTGTGCGGTTCCATCGTTCGTGTCGCCACGCCCGAAGATGACGAGTTTTTCTTCCTCGCCGACCTCGATGCCTTGAATCGAACCGGCTTCGAGAGTTACCTTCGTTCCGGGCGTCGCGTCGTAAGTTACAGTCACGGTTGTAGTCGTTCGCGGTTAGTTCTCGGTCGATACGTCTCGGTCAGTAGTTCCAGACGAGTTCCGCGTCCTGCTCGTCGTCGGACGACAGTTTGTCGATCGACGGCGTCGCGACGGTCGTGATCTGCGCGTCCGACTCGTCGACGACGCGTTCGGCGTAGAAGTCGACCGCGAGTTCTTGCCGCCAGCGCCGCAGGCCGGGTCCGGCGAGGTCGTTGTCGACCTCGCCATCGCCGACGACGAAGGACGTGATCGCGTCGACGGTGCCGCCGTCGCCGTCCGGGAACGGCTTGTCTTCCTGCTGGTTCTCGTACGGGAACAGCGCGGTCTGAAAGTTACCCCCGAGCGTGTTCGCGTCGTACGAGTCGTTCCCGGCGGCGAACGTCGCCGTCGCCTGTACGTCCATCGACCACGAAGCGCGGAAGATACGACCGGTGCGGTCGCCGCTGTCGTCGGTCGTAAACCCGACGCGGTCGCTGTCCCACTCGGTCGCTCGAACCTGTCCGATCGGCGTGAGTTCGACCCACGGCTGAACTAGCCGGTTATCCTCGCCGTCGAGGTCGGCTTCGTGCGTGATGTACGACCCGCCGTCGAACGCGGTCGAGTTCTGGAGTGCGCGGACGATCGCCTGAAGGACGTCTTCTGGTGTCATCGGTAGCTATCTCGATCGAGGCGTCGCCGTCGACGGCGGCGGTCAGAAGACCGCGTCGAAGACGCGCTCGATTTCCTCTTGGATGTTCTCGGCGAGCGTCGACTTGTGGTCGCGAAGCGCCGGGCGAAGGTGCGGTTGGGCCGGTGTCCCCGGATGGTCGACCGACCACTTCGACACCCACTGCCCGTCTTGACCTTTGAACGTCAGCGGGTCGCTCCCGGTCGCCTCGATCGTGTGCGCCGACGTCCCGTACTCGACGTGCGGGCCGTACTCGACCGGCGTCCCGACGAGAAAGTGCGCGAGGTCGACGCGTGCGTAGCCGTACGACGCCCGGAGGTTCCCGGTGTCGATCGCGCCGTGCGCTTTCAGGTTCTTCTTCGTCGTCCGTTCGACCGCCTTCGCCGTGTCCTCGGTCGCCGAGT